TTTCCATTTTCCGTTTCATTCCTGTACACTCAGAAACATACCCCCCCTAGGGTAAATTATTTAATTGGGGAATTCCATTTTGCAACCTTGTTGCATACACTCACAACAATACCCTCCCCATCCGCTTATTCGTCTATGCGGGTAAGCGTATATAGGCTTGGTATTCATGTAGTTATATCTCATTATCCAGGTGATCCAATGCCAGGTAATCCGAGTCCTGGATATCCGAGTCCGAGTCCTGGATAACCTTTGCCGCTTCGATTGCAATGTTTTTCCCTATCCATTGGATAGGTGGAGCGATTTTTTCCCCGTTGGATGTTACATCTATTTGCTGTTTGGGTAAGCCAAAGCGATAACTAAGCCAAAGTTTTATGGCGGCCGTGTCCCCTTGTTCACATTTGTAAAGTAAGGCCTTCCAAATTTGGTCTGGGATACAAAGGGAATCCATTTGCTCAATCAACTTAATTTCTTGAATCTTTGGCGGCCTACCTGAATTTGGCCTTGGCCCGCCCCTTTGTTTCTTTTCCATGCTTTACAATAAGTTGTAAAAAATATCGGTTTAAATTGGTTAACCTATCCAAAGGTAGTTTAAAAAAATAAATAAATAAATATTAAAAAAATATCCCTTAAGGCTTTGAAGTTACAAAAGCTTGTAATATATTTGTATAAACATAAACACAAACAAAATGAAAAACACAAACGCAACCGCAAATTTATTGGCCTTAGCTTTTGTAGGCCTTGTTTCACTAGTATTTTTCGCCTTTGTAATTAGTCCCGCTTTGGGCTTTGGATTAATTGCGACGGCTTCTTTTGTTTCAATCCTTTAAATATTTATAACTATGAAAAAAGCTATTAAAACAATCGGACTAATTATTTACTATATAATCGCATTAATCCCAATTTTTATTTTGGGTTACATGCTCGGTTTAAAACTTATTTAATCAACAAACACAAAACACTACACGACATGAGAGTAACGACAAAAGTAAAGGACGCAATACTAGTATTTAAGCTAGGTGTAACCACAAACGCTAAAATTTCAAGCGGTAAAGAAAAGATATTGCAAGTCTATAGTTTCTCAGATTTGCAGTTCAATTATGTAGCTGAGAGCATGAAGCAAGGGACAAAGATCGACCCTAGAAAGTTTTTTGATCTTGCGGAATCCGTTTGTTTTGATTGCCCATTTAGGGCCTATTTAAAATGCTACACCCATAAGTATATGCAATTCAGCGGATTTGTTTCAATGCTTAAATCTATAGTGAGAGAGTTTACTACCTTGGAATATATACCAGCGATCCACTTGCTAGAAAAAAGGATTTTAGAGATTTCGCAAGGTAGGTATATCAGATTTGGCACATATGGTGAACCTACTTTGATCCCTGTTAATTTGGTAGGTGATATGGTCAAAGTAAGCAAAAGCCACACGGGATATACACACCAATGGGCAAAGAAACCAGAATTTGCGTCCTATTTTATGGCTTCGATCCATAATGAAAAGCAGTTAGGTATTGCCGAAAAAATGGGATTCCGCGGATTTCTTGCAACTAGCGATCCCGAATTAGTAAAAAACGCAATTGTTTGTCCCGCAAGTAAAGAAGCTGGATTCAAATCCACTTGCGAAAAATGTGGCCTTTGTAGTGGTGAACGCAAAGGAAAAAAGCATGTACAAATTTTAGAGCATTAATTTAAACACATAGAAACCATGAGATCATTTACATTAATTATTGCCGAAATTCAAACAATAATCCATTTGAGAAAAGAAACTCAAAAATATATAAATCATGAATCCAAATCTTTTACAAAAATCCGTTTACAATTGGATGAACACCAAGTAAGCTTGGAACATGAATTGCAAGAATTACTAGGTATTGAGATAGGCGATTGGGAAACCCTTTATATGTATGTTAAAATATGAATGATTTATTTGAATATCCCGAATTATGGCCTTCAGATTTGAAGGCCTTACTTGTTTCATACATTACAAAGGAACAAACCTACGCTAACTTAATACAGCTACAAAAAGACTTATTTAAGCTAGGTTATTCGATCGAATACGGATTGGATTGCGTGGCATTTAACCTACAGAAAATTTAAACTCATAAACACCTAAAAACATGGAAACCGAAAAAATAAACCTCGACAAAGAAATTAATTTAAACAGGATCAAAGCTAGGGTTTTAACCTTGCTTCGAAAGTTACCAGATTTATACGACCCTTGCTATGAATCTATATTGCGTCAATTAGTAAGGGATAATTTCGAATCGGAAAAAATAGAAAGGTTTGAAGATCATTTTATTTTATTTTCACTTGGTCGACCTTCAGTTTTTGATCAATTAACAGGGACCGAATAAGTCCCTTTTTTTAAGCCTATTTTAAGCCGTTTTAAGACCTTTAAATTTTCGCCTATGTAACACCACTCAAAAAAATATATCTCTTTACCACGGCCTTAAAAATGCCATCCTTTGCCTTTGTAGGTGGCTAGGTTGCCATGCCATGCCGCGACCGACCGACCGACCTACGAATGGGCACGGCCGACCGCGACCCCCTAGTGTAAAACATGGCGGAAAACCCCCTAGTGTAAAACATGGCGGAAAAATAGCCATAGTGGAAAACAGAACGGAAAGTACCGTAGTGTAAAACAAAACCAGGTTGACCACCTGGTGGAAAACAAAACCAACCTAGGGTGGTAGTAAAAAACAAAACCCCTAGTGTAAAACAAAACCATTTATCCAAGAAAATTACCCTTAGTGTAAAACAAAAATAATTTTAATAATTCCCTTGCATTTGTTGTACAGAGTCTTGTACCTTAGCATCATTATTCACTTAAACACAAACAAAATGTTAAAAGATCACCACTTTATCCTTGAGCAGTCGGGCTTTAGCCTGGAGCTCGAATCCTTCCAAAACGAAGGCATTGTCCTAGACCTATTCTTTGGCAATGGCAAGTCCCTTACCCTAGAGCTGTACGATGACCTCAACGAGCGGTTTACAGACCACTATCGGGTTATCTGTGCAATCCTAGACCCTTTTATTGTTGAACAACTAGAAGCCAATGTAAGACAATGCTTTACGAAATGATGACTGCCACCGAGTACGGTGTACTACGGGGCTTTACCGAAAAATCTACGAGGGTTCACCAGATTATCCGCTCTGGAGTATGGCCTGAGGAATGGGTGTATCCTCCCAAGAGATTAGGAAATCAATGGGTTCTATTTGTATCAACTAACTGGATTAACAATGGTAGAGGATAAAATCAAAGAATGGATATTAGAGAACTTTGGGGAAGTACCCCATAGTGAAAAAATAGAGATCCTGAAAACCTTCGAGATGTATTGGGATGAGATTAGTTACCGATACGCAGAGATGAAAACACTAGAAAAATATAAACACTTAAAACGATGAAAGAACTAATTGCAATTCAATCCGAGCTAAAAGCTCCAAAGAACCAGTTTAACGCATTTGGCAAATACAAGTACCGCAACTGCGAAGATATCCTTGAAGCTCTTAAACCATTGCTTCTAAAGTACGAATGCACCTTGACTATGGAAGACGAGGTAAAAGAAGTTGGTGGTATTGTATTCATTGAAACTACCGTTTCCATACAAAAGGAAGGCGAAGGCAGAATGGAAGGCAGAGCAGTAACTGCCCAGGCAGGGATTGACATCAACCGCAAGGGTATGGATGTGGCACAAAGTTTTGGTAGCTCCTCCTCGTATGCTCGAAAGTATGCATTATCGGCTCTCCTGTTAATAGACGATACAAAAGACCCCGATTCGACCAACGATCATGGTGGTAAAAAAGAGGAGTTAACTCCATCTCATGTGAAGTGGAACGGAGCAAAGGATTCTTTGGCTAATGGCAAGGTAACCTTAGAGCAAATTAAGTCGGTTTATATTTTAACAGCACAAAACGAAAAACTTCTATTATCATGAACTTCAAATGCAGAGCAAGTGCCCTTGGTCAATTGATGACTAACGCACGGAGTAAAACAGAATCTTTGTCTCAGACAACAAAGAGCTACCTAGAGGATTGGTACAAGGAGCAGATTTACGGAGTAAAGAAGCAGATTAAGAGTAAGTACATCCAGAAGGGATTGGCATTAGAAGATACGGCTATCGAGTTTTACTCGGTAGCTATGAATAAGGACTTCATGATTAAGAACTTAGACCACTTCGAGGATGATTTCTTCACAGGTACTCCCGATTGTTTTCACGAGGGTATAGTCTATGACTTTAAAACCTCGTGGGACTGCTTTACTTTCCCTCTGTTTGACGATTCCCCTGACATGGGGTACTATTATCAACTTCAAGTTTACATGCACCTGACAGGCTTAAAAAAGGCTAAGTTGGTTTACACCCTTCAGGACACCCCAGAGTTCTTGACTTACGAGGAACCCGTAAGCTACTCCCATGTGGAAGATAAGTACAGAATCAAGGAGTTTGAGATTGAGTATGACCCACAGGTAATTGAGATGGCTAAGGCTAAGGTATTGGAATGCAGAGAGTATTTAAAAGGAATGGCGGTATGAAAAAGCAGACAGCAGTAGAATGGTTGCATGAGCAACTAACTTCCACATGGTATGATGGAAAGTCTTCCAAGGAAGTATTAGAGATAGCTAAGTACAAGGAGAGAGATCAGATTGCAGAGGCCCACAGAGAAGGTGCTTGGTTCTATGCAGTCAAGACCTATGAAAGCGGACAGAATTACTATGAAGAAACCTACGGAGACAAATGAAATATAAGACTGCAATAGAATGGTTGGAGGATAATTTAATGGTTAATCCTTTTAGTGAAAAAGATTTTACTAATAATGTAAAGATTTTTAAGAAAGCCAAAAAAATGGAGAAGGAGCAGATAGTAGAAGCTTATGAATCTGGAGTTTGGGATGTCGGTTGTAGAAATTCTGATTCAAAAAAATACTACAACGAAACCTACGGAAACAAATGACATCACTGACTCAAGAACAGAAAGACGAGATAGTTAGACTATATAAACTTAAAGTAATGAATAAGAATATAGCT